GCAGTGGGATTCTTAAATACTGTTGTTGTTCCAATGACAAATGGAATTAAACAGCTTACTGATGGACTCAACGCATTCTTTACTGGCACTGCAGCAAAAACAGCAGGAGGATTCGCCATTGCACAAGAACTGGAGCGGCTGCGTCCAGCCTTTGACGGTATTGGACAGAATGTGCAAAAACTTCTTCCTCTTTTCCAGCAATTTGCCAATGTTGCATTAAACGTTGCGAAGGTCTTCCTTGAAATAGCAGGAAATCCGTTTGTTGGTTACTTGTTACGTGTTTATGCAACAGTGCTTCCCTTAACACTTGCACTGCAAGTGCTGAATCTACAGGCGCTTGTCCCTATGATTGCAAGCTTTGTGCGCTCAGCGTATGCATTGTCAGTCTTTACGGTGCAGTGCGCAAAAGCCGGTCAGGCGGCTGCCATCGCAAAGCTCTCTTTTCAAACTGCCGGAATTACGTTAAGAACATTCTTCGCCTCTACTGGCGTCGGGCTGGTGCTTGTTGGAATTGGCTTGTTAATTGAAAGATTCACTTCCATGAATCAAGCATTAGAAGATACTAGAAATAAGGCGCTTGGCGCAGCTCAGGCAATTCGTTCTATGTCTCAAACAGAGGCTAGGGCGGCTGAGCAACAAGCTCAAACTGCTTATAAAACTATCGGCTCTGTTGCTGGCAGGAAAGGTCCTCAGCAGCAAGGCGGAGATCGACTAATTCCAGTTAGCGAAAGAGAATTAAAGCAACTTCAAACTCTTGGCGCCATTAGGGAGCAGCGGGACCCGAGTGGTCAGATTTACGTGAGACGCAGCGAAGCGATGGCTTTAGCGCCTCAGGCTCAAAGGCTTAAATCCGAGGCAGCTTTTAGGCAGGAGCAAATTAAATCTGAAGAGCAATTGGCGCAAACTCCTGCTGTACTTGGCCCAATTCCACCAAGCGAAGGTGATGGGGCGGAAAAAACTAAAAAAGGCAAAGAGCTTGACGAATACAATAGAAGTCAACTGCAATTCATTCAAGATCAATTTGACATCGAAAAGCAGCGTCTTGATAAGCAATTGCAAGGTCAGCTTATTTCACAAACTCAATATGACATTTCGCTAGCAGAACTAGAGCTAGAGAGCGCAAAGCTTGAAATAGCCGAGCGTTATCGTTTGGAAGTGGAGAAAACAAACAAGGATAATTTGAGCGCTTCAGATAAGGCTCTTAAGCTAAAAGACTTAGAAATTAACAAGACGAATGCTTTAACCATTGCTGAGGATAAGCGCAATCTCGCTATTGGAGCAGCTCGGCAGAAAATCATTAAGCCCATCATTGATGAAATTGATCGCGAAACGCTGGGAATTCAGCGACAAGCCTTGCAAATGGAGGCTCTGAAAAACGGCCGCCTTGAACTCACCTCTGCTCAAGAAGCTGAGCTAGCAGTCAAAGAAAGGTACGCAGATCTGGCCACAGACGAACGAGACATTGCAAAGGGAGAACTTGATTTGCTCACTCAGATCATTGCTCAGCGCCTTGAAAACGTGAAGCTTTTGGAAAAGCAGGGTGCTTTGACTTCCGCCCAGAAAGGACTGGAAACGATAGGTACTGGATTGCGGGCTGGCTTTACTGGTAGCGCTGCAAACGTTTTTGAACGAGCAATGGAGCAATATAGTGATAAAGACCATGCCACGCAACTTGCCAACGTTGAGACTTCTGCAATGCAACTTAGAAGTGTATTTGAAGGCTTACAAAGCGCAATTAGTGGGGTAAGTGGAGCTTTTGCCAATATGCTCACAGAGGGTATTACGAGCATGATCACGGGCACCGCCACTGCTAAAGAAGTGTTTGCCAGCTTCTTGCAAAGTGTTGGTCAAGCGCTTTCCCAAGCTGCTTCGCAAATGATTGCCACTTACATTGCTATTGGTATTGCAAAGATATTTGCCGGGCTTGGCGGAGGCGGAGGACAATCTTCTGTTGTTCAGGGCGTTGATGTACCTGTTGCTCAAATGCCAGCAGGAATGCAATTCGCCAATGGAGGCATCGCGCCTGGAGGCTTCCGTGCCTTCGCCAATGGCGGCGTTGTTTCTGGTCCCACTCTTGGCCTTGTAGGCGAAGGACGCTACAACGAAGCCATTGTTCCCCTTCCCGATGGTAAAAGCATTCCCGTGCAGCTCGGCGGCAAGTCTGCTCGCGATCTCATGGGAGGCAATGCTCCTGGCATGCCTGCCGCTCCTTCTCTTAATATGAAATTCGAGACTACAAAGATTAATGGCGTAGAGTATGTAAGCAGGGAGCAGCTAGAAATGGCCATGGCAGAAACACGTCGTGCTTCCATTTCTGGAGGAGCAAAACAAGGCATGGCAATGACTTTAGATAAAATCAAACAAAGTCCCTCCACTCGTTCTCGCATTGGTATGCGCTAATGGCAATTTTCCCTTCTATCCGACCGACTAAGCGCTCTTATGCACCGGGACAATTTCCCACGAAAGTTTATCGAGGTCTTTCTGGCGCCACTGTAAAGCGCATCTTTGGCAATCGTTCATTTGGTCATTCCATCGAACTAGAGTTTGCCAACATCACTGATGCTAATGTGAAGCTTATTCTCGATCATTACTATGGACAAGCCGGAAACTACACGCGTTTTACTCTGCCCAACGATACGTTTTCTGGCATGAGCGATAGTCTTCGCGGCGTTGTACAAGCTCCAACTAGTATTCTCTGGGAATATGCTCAGCCTCCGCAAGTTGAAAGTGTGTTCAATGGAAGAAGCACTGTTACAGTGAGCTTGATTGGCGAGCTTGATTATTCTGGGGCCTGATTACAATGATGCCAACAATTCGAGTGGCGCATTTTGCATTCATTCAAACAGCAAATGGACGCTCGCACTACTATCAGAACTATTTCTTTGGCAAGGATTTTACTGCCGTAGCAATCCCTGGTAGTGCTTCTCCTCTATATCGTCATGCGCCATTTCAAGCGCAGGGGTCCACTGCTGCACTGGGAGGAGATAATCCTGCTTTGCAGCTTTTGTTTCCACATTCTCCTTTTGCTATTGCGATGGTGGAAGAGGCAGAAGGCAATAGGCTTAGCACTTTAGAGCTTAAGACAGTATGGATGGCAAATAGTGGGGACTTGACGAACTATGCAGCTTATACAGTGACTAGTCAATACGTGGAATACTATGTCGGTGTGGGTGCTGCATTTAGTGACACTACGATTGAACTGCGTTTCAGGAGCGCAATGGATAGTGTGGGTGCTGGATTTCCAGGGCAGCAATTATCTAGGCAAAATGCAGGCATTCTCCCATTGAACTCTGATTTGATTCTGCAATGATCAATGATCTAATTGGTCTGTCTTACGAGCGACGGGCTCGACCCGCAGATGGTCATGGAAAAAGTGATTGCTTTATGCTCGTTTGCGAAGCACGAAGACGACTAGGGCTTCATGATTACGAGCAAGATTTTCAATGGGCGTATGATCAATATGATGCAGGCAATCTTCCAATGCCTCGCATTATGCGATGGCTCCTGACCAACGGAAAGAAGACTACAGAATTAAACAATGGCAATATAGCAATAATGAAGAATCTTAGTGGTGAGTTGGCAGTGGGAGTAGTTTATGATAGGGGGATACTTATCATTGCAAAAGGAGCAAGGTCGTTCTGGGTGGCCGAACCATCTCTTTCTGCGATTAAGCTATTTGCAATGCTGCCTGATATTAAGTGATGAGACGCCTTCTTCCTTACGAACGTGCCTTGATTAACACTCTTGGCATTACAGAAGAAGATTATTTTCGTTTTATTGCTTATCAAGAGCAATATAAGGATGTCAAGGATGGCAGCATTTTAGATATTCGCAATGGCCTTGAAACTGGCACCGTAGCCTTAATTCTTTCCATCGTAGGAACACTTGCATCAGTGGCGTCTGCGCTGTTGATGCCGCGTCCACAGATTCCCCAAGAAGCAAGAGCAGGCGTTGGTCGTAGAGAGCGCAGATATAGCCCTAGGTTCGGTTTTGATAGCGCTCAAGACTTAGCGCAATATGGCGATCCTGTTAATTTGGTTTACACAGACATTGATACTAATCCCGATGGCGGAGTGAGAGTGGCTTCGTCGTTGCTATGGTCTGCTGTGCATAGCTATGGCGGCAAGCAATACATGCAGATGCTTGCAACTATCGGCAGTTCTGACATTACAGAAATTGCTCCTAGTCGCACCGCTTTTGGGCAAGTGCCACTCAGGCAATTTGTCAATGCCGGTAATTGGCTATATTTCCGCAATGGCGGTCCTGTCACTTTTAATAATCTTCTAAGACCAACAAACGATGCGTCTGATCCATCTCGCACAGGTAGAGCTGGTGGTGAACTCGCTTATCGACCCTACATTGTCTCCACTGAATCATTTAGTGGTTTTAGCCAAGCATTTTCTCCTTCATCGTTCTCTGAATTTGGGATTACTAGCCCCATTCCAATTAATGTAAATATTTTTGAGCGGGAAGATGATGGCTCCCCAAAAGGCAGTCCTAACAAAATTGAAATGGAGGATAAGGGGATTTATTGGCCGGGCACATACGGTAGTACTCGCACGCCATTTCCCGTTGGGCAGCAACTGAAATTGCGTATTGCAAAAACTGATGGCAAAGGAGACCTAGCGGAAAAGGCAGCAGAGGAAGATCGCTTAGTTGCTGCTTCTTCCATTGATGGCGCCAGCATTTACAAGCTTGGTAGCGCCAAGTTTAAAGTGGTTGGCATGAGCGGAAGCGAGGATTTAAATAATTCCGCTTTAAATGTGACTTTGCAATGCACCGAAAGCGGTTTTGGCCCGGAAGAAGATTACAGCACTCGCAGTACGCTACAGCAAGAAGATGAACTTAGTTCCAGTGTTCCCGCATTAAAAGCGGAAAGGGAGCGACTAGCTACGCTGCTCAATCCAACAATTACTGTACAAAATCTAACAGCAGCACAGCAATCTGCATTTAACCGATTCAATTCATATTACAACCAGCTAGAAATGCTGCTTGATGATATGATTATGTACAAGCGGATTAATAAATCTAACAGGGCAGAATTAGATGAGTTTGTACTAACAACAAATGAGAGTTTATTTTCAGACAGGGGAATACAACTAGCCAGTCAAATTGGCACGCAAGAAAATAGACTTGAAGAACTTCGGGAAGATATTACTGAAATCAGAAAAACAAATCAATCGGATAGGGACAAGAATACATTAATCGCCCAAAAGCGCGCAACAATTACCGAAGTTAAGGCTAGTTTGCGGGCTAACCGCGCAAGATTGCAGCGATTGATAGAACAAGATCAGTTTGCGGACCAAAAATTATTTAATTATCTTTCTGAGCTTGAAAGTGTTGTCAACGATATTCAGAATAGCTTTTCAAGCGTGGCCGGTTTCCCGGTAATCAATAGCACCGACCTTGCTCCCATTATTAATAATAGAAGAGGAAAAGGAACTCTGGGCGCCCGCGAAGAAAGGCAAATCTTAAGAGCAGTGCGCAATACGATGCGAGAAGTAGAGAATCGCATTGCTTCCGTCATTCAAATTGACCAAGCGGCAATTGATAGATTTAACGCTGGCATAAATCTGCAAATTGCCGCTATAGATGCGCAAATCGCTGCAATCAAGGCTACACTTGCGAATCCAGAAGGACTTAATGATTTTTTGGTTACAAAATGCCTAACAAAAATTCAGGAAGCCTCGTATGAAACTATATCTACGTGTAAAGTAGTTAATTTTGCCATTCGAGGCAAGGTGTTTATGCGTATACAAGGAAGACAAAAGCAATATGGAGATGTGATAGTCAATAACTATAGACAGTCCGATAATGGACTCAAGCATCGCAGCGCTTTTTTCTTGATGTTTGTGAAGGAAGTTACTGCATCTAACTGGTCCTTAGTGCCACGTATTTTTGTTTTACGGCGAGCCGCTGACAACGACTTTTTCTTTCCATTGTATTTTGAAGCACCTGACTCCTCTAAGCGTTGGGCTTTTAGGTTTGAGCCGGTCTTTGATACGCCTTCTGAAATGAGGAAGCACGGAACTCTTCCTTTTGTCTATTTGTCTGCTGGTCAAACAGTAGAGAATATTTCTACCTTGGATATTCCTGGTGGCATTGGAAAAGTTAAGTTTTATGGCAGCAATAGGCAGCCCGCTGCTAGCAATCTTCCCCCTCGCAACAAAAGCCCTTTCGCAGTTGATGAATGGTGCCTATATCCGCCATCGTTGATTACTGATAGCGATAAAGCAACGGGCGCGAAAGAAGTTATTAAGGCATGTTCATCTGATGCCAATATTTCTTTTTCATTTGAAAGTGGTCCCGAGTTTGAAATCACTGCAGTAACTGAGCAGCAACAAGATTTGAACTATGACGCAAATTTTCCTGCTATTTATCAAGATCTTACTCTTGTTGGCTTTAATTGCTTTAGCGGCCAAGGCGTGCGCAGTCTGCGCTCACTGAGCGCGTTTGTCCTCAAAGGCAAGCGTGTTAGGAGAATCAATGAAAGCACTTTCCTCT